GTGATATATCTCCTGCAGTTTTTACAATACCTCTTGCACCTTGACCTATATAGCTACCAAGATTTCTATAAGCAGCATCTTGATTACCAAATCTTGCCATAGGTTTAGATAACATACGTTTTACAGAATTACTAGATTCTGCAAAAGCTTTTGCATCATTTGCTAAATTAATTAGCAAGTTATTTATAAAACCTGATTGTCCTACTTCACCCATAGCATTATCAGATAATTTTTCTATTACTTCTTTTACAGGTGCTTTTTTATTCTTTTTTAATCCTGCTTTAGAATTTACAACTTTTCTACCTGTATTTGCATATACTTTAAAAAAGTCTTTTACTTCATCAGCTTTATTCATAAAAAGCATTTCAGCTAATAAATCAGGATGAATGTGTCTAAACAAAGGCATTCTAGACATTGCATATAAATTTTCTGGTCCAGACTCAGCTACAAGTTGAAAAATATTGTTCCATACAGGCATATCAAAAACTACATCTGTTGAGGGAGCAAAGTATTTATTTACTTTATTAAAAACTAATAATTGATTTCTCATTTGTTTAGCTTTTTTATTAGTAGCTCTGACTGCTTTAGCTTCTGATAAATAACCTTGACCAAATAATCTTTTAAATCTACTAAAGTTTTGTGTACCTTCTTTACCAAGTTCTTCTAATTTACCTAAATCTTCGTATGTGTTTTCAATAATTTTAGTTGTATTTACTTTAACTTTTTTACCTTGTTGTAACAAAATACCATTATCTAAAAATTCTGATGCTCTATTTACTTGATTCCAACGTTTACCTAAGTTACCTACTTTTAACCATTTAGAATAAAGTAATGGGTCTGCTAACTGGTGTGCTACGTCAATAGAACCAGATAGTAAATTAAAAGATAATGTACCTGGTTTGTAATATTCTGATGCATGTACTTTACCTGGTGAGTATTCTAACAATGTATTATCTGCTGCCCATGCTGGATGATTGTTATCAGGGTTTAAAGAATACTTTCTATTCCTTGTATATCTACCAGCATAAAAATTTATTTTATTAGGTCTAGCTATTGAAGTATAAAATATATCTCCGTTTTCATCTTTACGTTTTAATGGTTCACCAATAACAGAAACTGTTTTACTATACGATTCTTCATCAGAATAACCAGCTTGTTTATAATATCTATATAACTCTGTTTGTTCTGGTATAACAGGTTGAAAACCAATTAAAGTACTTCTATCAAAGTTAACAGGTTTATCTGTATATTTATTAGGTAAAAATCCATTTGACCATACTTCATTCCATAATGCACCTAAGTTAGTTTGACCTGACATTTTAAAAGCTTCTACTAATGCACTACCTTTTCCTGTTGCTAATACATCACTATCACTAATATCAATCATTAATCTATCTTGTGCTTGAGATATAGACATACCTTGTTCCATATAATCTTGTGCTTGTTTAACTGCACCGTAATATTCAATAGCTCTACCTTGTGTAAAAGGTTTACCAGGTAATAAAGCATTTAAGGCTATACCAGGTAAATTTACTTTTCCTGATGGTCCTAATGTTTGCATTAACCATTCAAGACCTAGTACACCCCAAACACCGTATTGTATATCTCCTGGTCCTGCACCACCAGGAAATAAACCAAAAGAGAAAAAATCACTTACATTCATTTGCATATTTCTTGCTAAATCTTCAGGAGCATATCTATCGTATATTTCTTTATGTAGAGCTTGTTCTTTTTTAATACGTTCTTTTGTTAACTCATCTTCAATATCAAACAAATCACGACTACCAGCAGGTATTTGAGCACCCCAAGCTGAATAAGTTACACCTAAAGGTAAGTTAGGATGTGTTTCTAATAATCTTTCAAAATCATAAATAGATGCAGGATTAGCTTTAAACGCTTCTACTTCTCTATTAAACTGTGCTATTTCTCTTTGTTTATTTATTAGATAATTTCTATTATCTAACCAATTTGGATTTATCAATGTTAACCCTGTCGTCTATTAAGTAAATCTAAAATAATAGGTGATTTACTAACTTCATACATAGCAGCAAGAGTAATATCTATACTTTGTGTGTTTGACTCAGGTATCATACCAGGACCTAAAGGTGCTCCTGATGTAGGAACTTCAGTAGGTCTTTCAGATGGTGCAAACACATTTGGTCTTTGTGGTTGTTGTTGTGATGTAGGTCTAGGTTGTATGTTACGTTGTGCAGGTAACGGAGCTGCTTTTTGTTGATTTAATAATTGTTGTTGTTGACCATAAGGTAAACCAGGCATATCTCTTAAAGGTTGTTTTGAACTACCTGCACCACCATCAGTTCTATTTCTATCTTGTGTTGCTACTGGAGCTGGTTTATCAGGTTGTCTGTATCCACCTCGTCTATTTTTCGCCATCAAATTCTCCTGTTAATAAAATTATAATACCTGGTGCTGGATATATGATTTGTTTAACATTATCACCCATAACATCAAGTTCATCAACAACACCATATTCATTGTATATAGTTTCCCAAAAAGTATCTTCATAATATTCGTCCATTATGCACCACCTAAAGCACCTGCAATTGAAGGTTGTCCACCCATCATTTGTTGTTGCATCATTTGTTGTTGTATCATCATTTCTTCTTCAGGTGTCATTTGAGGTTCTTGTGGAGTATAAAACTGTTTCATAATCTCTGTTATAGCAGTTGGATACTCGTAAATAGCAATAGCAGCCATTGTAGCTGCAGGGTCACCTTGTGCAGACCTAGCTAGTATAGAATCAAATAATACTTGTTCAGCTTTATTTTTACGTATACGTTCCTGTACTTTAGCTATATTCTCTAAACCATCAATGTTATCTTGTAGTGTTTCTACGTCTATAACACCTGCTTGTAATAATTGCAACCCAGTTACAATTTTTTGTGGTTCATCAAATCCAGCCATAACACCATAGATACGTCTAGTTCTAAAGTCACCACCAATATCTTGTAATACATTATAGTTTTCACTAAATGCAGCACCATTAAGAAAACCAGCCATAGGTTTTTTAGATATGCCTTGTGAGTAAGATAATATTACATCCATCTCTAATCTCTTAGCATCCATCTGTACCATAGCTGATTTAATAACATCTCTATATTCTGAAATCATAAGTGACATAGTGCTGTTTAATTCTGATAGTCCAGCACCAGTAACAAAACTATTAGGAGATTGGCTATCGTCAGTTACAGGATAACCACCAACCATACGCAATTGTCTTTCAAGCCTATCAACTTGTTGAAATAATTGATATGGAATGTTATTCATTGGTTTAGAAACTTGTGTACCAGGAGCTAGATAATTAACCGCAAATCGACCTTTTCTATATTGTCCGGATTCTATCTCTCCTGATATGTTAGTTTCTGTAAACACACTGTCTTCCATAGCAATAGCTGACATAATGTTTATTTTTGCCATCATTGCCATCAAACCTATTACGTGGTCGTATTGTCCTTTAAGCTGGTCAAAAGATACACGTTTCATAAATACAAATGGTGGAGTAGATAATACGTTAGGTATAAAATCTAAAATCATATTACGTTCTGGGAATACAATGTATGTACCTCCCATGTCATAGTATTCAATAATTCTTACACCAGAGTATGTATTATCTTCCCAAGCTTGTTCTCTGTTGTTTTCATAAGATAAAAATGGTGTAGCATTATCTTGTGCTTCTTCAGCATCTTCATCTTGTTTTAAAATTTGTTCTGCAAACTCTGGATAGATTTGTGCAAGTTTATATCTAGGTACACGTCTAATAACAGCCATTTCTCTTGGTTGTTGGTCAGGACCTAAGTTACCTACAAAAGTATCATAAGGGTCACGTAACTCTGCACTAGGATAAAAGAAACCATTAGTATCACGTTTAGTTGTAATAACCCAAGCACAGTAACCATAACCAGGTAACCATCTAGCTGCTTGTTGTAGTTGACCTAATAAGTTTTGTTTTTCATCATAGTTAGTAACAATACGTTCTAATTTTTCTGCACGTACTTTACTTCTAGTAGAATCATTTTCATTAGGTACATCAACTCTAACTTGTGGTATACCTGAAATCTTTTGTGCAAGTCGGTCAATACCAGATTGCAACATATTAGGAGCTGGTAATAAATCAGCATCAGAGGTTTCCATTGTATTACCTAACAATGCTTTAATGCCATCTGCACCACCATTAAGAATAGCTTTTATTCTAGCTTTCTGTACTTGTCTTTCTTGTACTAACTTACCTGATGTAAGTTCAGCAGCGTTTCTAACTATCTCGTCATAAGTTTTAACATCTAAGTTTTCTATGCCCATGGTGCTTCGTTTATCTCCGTCATCTTATAATCTCCATAACTAGGATTATAATCTAATCCTATGTTGGCAGTATGCTCTTTTTGCATACGCCTAAAAACTTTCATTGGAAACCAACTAGCCATAACTATGTCAGTCTTCTCTTTGTTTCGTTTAGAAACAGGTTTACCATCAAAGTATAACAGTTGTTGTCTGTATTTCTGTATTTTAGCATTAGATTCTCCATCACCAACAGGTAGATGTATTCTTTTATCTTCAAACAAATCTGCCATAGCACCAACACCATACAATGGGTCATGTTTATTTTTACCTGTTAAATGACCTTGTACAGTTATACCAGTGCGTAATGTAAATTCTTTTATTGCAGCATCTTGTCGTATAGCAGATTGAAATCCGTTTTCTTCTACTATCCAATGTCTACAATCGTACTCGTGTAACCATATTGCCATTTGGTCTAACGCAGCTCTAATACCACCACCACGTCTGTTTTCTAAATCAACTAAATATAACTCACCTCTGTATTGGTCTATACCCCAAAGTACAGATGCTTGGTAACCACTTGATGCAGGGTCTAGTCCAGCAACAAGATATAAGTTTTTATATACCTGCCCTAGTACTAAATCAGGTCGCATACATTGGTCAATCATGTTCATAGTAAATATTTGCGTACCTTCTACATATGCTTGATTAAAATAAACCATTTCGAATGTTTGCCTACCACCTGTAGATTCAGCAGAATGTAACCTAGACATTAACCATTTAAAAGTTCTTTTACCTGGCCATAACATACAATCAGTATGTTCTTCTTCTAAATGTTCTGGTATTTGACACTCTAATGCATGTGCAGTTTCTACTATGCTTGTAAAGTTATCTGATTCAAGTAAGTGGTTATATAAATCATCAGGGTGCTGTCTTGAACCAATTACAACAACAGCAGTATGTTCCTCTTTACGACTAGATAATGTAGTAGTCCACCATTGTCTTGTACTTTCTCTAGCACCAGGTTGCATAGTAGTTTGGTGGTCTTCAATGTCGTCTGCAATAATTATGTCACAGTCACGTGATAGAATCTTACCACCCTTACCTACAGCAACCATAGTAGGTGATTTAATACCTGCAACTGTTCTAGTACCTACAGTAAATTGATTTTGTGACCAGTTTTTACCTGACCTGTTATCTGGTTTAAAGTTTGTACCAGGTGGACAGAAATCTTCTTGTAATTCTTCATTAGTATCTAATACGTCCAAGACAGCAGATAGTGCATTCTTTGCAATATCTTCGTTACCACCTACCCACATAATACGTGTATTAGGGTTTTTACATATTTGATATACTGCAAAGTGTATTAATAATTCAGTCTTTCCATGTCTGGGGGGTGACAGTATTAATAACTCTTTACCGTTTTCTATACTATCTATAATATTATTAATCCAATTCTTATGAAAATCTGCGGTGTCATAATGTTTTCCTAGTTCTGTTCTAAAGTATTTGTGTCGGAAGTCGGAAAAATTTTCTAATGCGGACTTTGCATCTTCAGATAGCTCCCAATCCTCTGCAGCTATTTCGTTTCTACTATCTATTTTGTAGGCAGCAAGCATGCGGGAAACAGTAGCTGAAGTGCAACCAAGGAGGGAAGCTGCGTCAGCTACCGTTATCCCACCAGTTGCAACTGTTTCAGCTATACCTTCGCTTACGAAAGCTCGGTAGTACTGTCCTCTACGCACTGATGCGTAATCCCCTGTATCACTATTGTACTCTTTATTTATGGGCTTGGAGTCCACTTTATCATTATGTCGCTTGTCACGGGCAAATTGACGCTTCTGGCACGTCCCTGAGCAGAATTTACGTTGTCTACCTCGTAATTTTTTCCTGCAACCTTCGGCTATGCATATGAGGTTTGTCGACATTTTTAACTATCTTTCTGTAGATGTTTGTA